GGGGAGGGGAGTCCTATGTTCACATTACGCACCGGTTCCCAGGGCGCGAGCAAAACGCTTAATACCATTAAGGAAGTTGATGCCAAGGCCGCGAAAGAAGGGCGCACGGTTTATTATCACAACATCAGAGACTTCAAGCCGGATCACCCAGCCATTAAGGCAACTTGGATTGAGTTCGATAATCCTAAGGAATGGTTCAACCTGCCTGAAAACGCCATGATCGTGATTGATGAAGCTCAGAGTTTTTTCAGGGTTCGGCCCCAGGGTTCTGCTGTTCCTGAATATGCGAGCGCCCTGGAAGTGATGCGCCATAAAGGCCACCACCTGAACTGCATCACTCAGAAGCCAAGCCTGATCGACGTGCACATGCGCAAACTGGCGACCGAGCATCTTCACTATCACCGGGGCGGCTCCGGCAGCATCGTTAAGCGCTTGCGCTTCGAGATCGTGAGCCTCGAGGTCGAAAAGCGCGTCGATATCGCTGACGCTGAAACCACCCGTATCACCATCGACAAGACCTATTTCGGTGCTTACAAGTCGATTGCTGACGGTGCCGAGCATCACATGAAGTTCAGGATTCCAAAGGCTATGTACGTGCTCGCCGCGTGTGTTGCTTTGCTGATTGCCGGTGGCTATTACGTCTATCAATCGCGCGTTTCGACAATGACCGTTGCTGAGCCTGTAGACGATTTCACTGCTGTTCCCGCAGGTCTGCCAATTCAGACCGGCCAGCCTCAACTGGCCACACCTGAGCAGTACCTTGCCGATCGTATACCTCGTGTTCCTGACGTACCGTCATCGGCTCCCATCTATGACGAATTGACCAAGCCCGTTAGCTATCCGAAGCCGAGCTGCATGTCATCCAGGGACGAAGAATTTGTCCGTCGCAACGCTATCCGTATGGCCATCGGCTACAAGGCCGGCCGGCTTCATGGTTGCCGTTGCAATAGCCAGCAAGGCACGCGCATGGATATATCGTTTAAGTCCTGCATGAACTACGTCGAGAACGGTGCTTTTGATCCTGCCAAGCCTGATCGCATCGCTCAGAGCGATTCCGGGGCCGGGCTGAGCGGCGGAGCCGCTGGTACGGCGACGGATTCGCCAGCGGTAGCGTCTAACCTTGCCCAGGATCAACAGCCAGCGCGCATGACGGTTATTGGCGTCACCACTAGGGCAGAGCCTTCCCTTTGACTCAATGCCGCCCCTCCCATTGATTACCCGCTTCATCGCTCTCCGTGGGCATCCTTACAGGCGCGTACGGTACACCCGCACATTTGCGATGGGCCGGCACGGGCCAGTGGCGACAGCCATGCTTTCTACTTTCGCTGCCTGTCTCTATTGTTTTTTTGTGTTACCTTTTCCGCAGACAAAAAAAAACCACCCCTGCTGCTTGGCGGCTATCAGGGATGGTTCGACGGGCGTCGGAGGCCCGTGCTATGGATTCTAGCGCATATCGTAATGACGCGACACAACCGGCTCACACCGGCTCTCTTGGTAATACTGCGAAATCCTCTACCACCCCCGATGCAAAATCTAAGCGCGCAGAGCGTTATGAAGCCCTTTCTGTTGCTCGTTTCTGGCTCGGTAAGCATGTTTCCCGTGTCGATCCAGATCGCAACCCTGGTGATGTTTACCGCACCCATGATTGCCGCTATGTTCGCCGCGCTCGCACCGTTGAGGTTCACTATGCTGCTCAGTTTCAGTCATCGCATTATTCGAACCTTGCAACGTGTGGTTCTGTCTGGGCTTGTCCGCTTTGTTGTTCTCTCATCCAGCAGCGTCGTCGTCCTGAGTTAACCCGTCTCGTTTCTTGGTCTTACGAAAATGACTATCGTCCAGCAATGGTCACTTTCACTTTCCCACACACTGCTTTTGACTCTCTCTCCGAACTCAAGGCAGCACAGAAAGCAGCTTTCGTTAAGCTTCGATCTGGTAACGTCTGGACGTTATTCAAAAAGCGTTGCGGCTTTGGCGGATTAGTTCGTTCTTTAGAGGTTACCCACGGCAAAAATGGCTGGCATCCTCACACTCATGAACTCTGGCTGATTAAGCACCTCACCCCTAGTCAAGAGTCTGCTTTTTTGGTCGATCTTCGCGAACGCTGGATGAAGTGTTGCGTTTCAGCTGGTCTCCTCGATCCAAACGACCAAGCCAAGGTTTTTCACTTCCAGCTCCATTCCGTCGATGTTCGTTTTGGTGCCCAGGATTCGGATTATCTGGCAAAGCAGGACTCTTCCAGGGCGTGGGGCGTTGACCGTGAAATTGTTACTTCATCGAGTAAAGCTGGCCGCGCCAAGGGTGTACACCCGCATGAGTTTCTTATCCGTCGCGAAAAGGGCGATGCAATGCGTTATCTCGAGTATGTCCACGCCATGGCCGGTAGCCGTCAGCTCTACTGGTCGCCCGGTTTGAAAAAGCTTGTTGGTGTGGATGATATCGATGATGAAGTTTTAGCCCTGGAGACTAACGAAAAAGCCGATTTGCTCGGCTCTTTGTCAGCAGATGAATGGGCGGTTGTTCGCCATAAGCGCCTCCGTTCTCAACTGCTTGATGTTGCTGAATCTGGCGACTGGTCAAAGGTTCAAGATTTCCTTATTCAAGTCGCCGGTATTTCACCCGACGGCCGCGGCGCCCTGCCCTATCCCTACAACGTGTAGCCCTTTTAACTCACGTTCCCTGGCCAGCTCCTCTCTGACAACCTCAATCAGTCTGGCTAGGTTTACTGCCTGCTGTTCCGCGACTCTTACTAGGTTTGCTATCGCTTCCCTTTCGCTCATCCTTCAGCCTCTCCAGTAGGTGCTCTACAGCTTCCGTCATAGTCCAGTCGTTTTCAGCACATAGCATTTTTAGCGCTTTGTGTGTCTCCGCCTCTAGTCCGATATTCCTCAGACGTTCCTTCATTCTATCGAATCCACCTTGCAAAGTCGTTTTTTGGTGTTATCGTGTTGTCGTGTTAACGCAAACCTGTTAATTACCGACAACACTAGGATACCACCCCATATGAACCTGACTGTTGAAGTAGAGCGCATTGCCCGTGATGGCATGACTAAAGGCACAACCCCTAAACCTTATTACATCCTTGATTGTTACGTGTCTCTCCCAGGTCTTAAGCATCCACAAGCCTGCCAACTTTTTTCCGGCAAGCCTCTCAATGCCGGTTTTTATACCGTTCCCTTGATCGCATCCATCAAGGACAAACGGCCGTCTTTCGATCTTGATATGTCGGAGGCCCTTCCAGCTTCGAAAGCTGCCGCCTAATGCAAGTTTTAGTCTGCGACGGTCAATGGTCTATTACCTCGGGTTCTCCTACCTGCACAGGAACATTGCTGGCTGTCCAGGCTGATCAACTTCCCGGCAACGGGATGACAACTGAGGATGCTCTAGAACTTCACGGACAAACACTTGTTCTGTTCGCTATTGTTTTTGGCTACCTCGCAATTAAGAAAGTTCTTAACATTAAATAGGTGATCCCATGCTTCAAGCTATCAAACGCTCTACCGCTGCCGTTGCCATTATTTCCATTGGCGCAGTAACTAACGTCTATGCCGCTTTGCCTGCTGGTGTCGAAACTGCAATTTCAGCTGCTGGTACTGACGCTGCCTTGGTTGGCGGTCTTGTTCTGGTTGTCCTGGTCGGCATCATGGCTTTCAAGTGGATTCGCAAAGCCATGTAATCAGCTGTTGTTTAACAGGCCCGGTTAATCCGGGCCTTTTGCTTAATGAGGTTTGAATCATGGGGATCGGCCCAAATGAATACATGCTTATTGTGCTTACGTTCGCTTTTGCTCTTATTCTTTTTGGGCGCATTTAATATATCTACTGCTTCAGCTGAGGTTTATTATTGGCAGGCCGGACAAAACTCTTCTAATCACTCAACTCCAACTGCTGCATGCTTAGCAGCATCTCAACCTTCTGGCTCTGGCTTTTCTTTTTCTTTCTCCGGACTTCTTTTTCTAAATCCAACAAGTGGCTACTGCCAATATAAAAGGACCGACATTAAGTGGGGTATTGTAGATACTATTAACCACTGGACTTTTGGTCGCAAGGGAACTAATTGCCCCGAAAAATCCACCTACAACCCATCTAATGGTGAGTGCGTCCCTGATGTACCGCCAAAGGGGCCGTGTGAAGACCTTGCCGGTCAAACCTTTAACTATTTTGTAAAACTACCGTCCCCCCAAACAAGTCTTCCAGGCGAGTATGTTTGTAATGCTTCCTGTCGCGCCATTGCTGGTGGGCAATGTGCTGCACATAATGACGGCACACACTCTGCTTGCTTCGGTCTAGCTACTTATACTGGGGCCGAATGCACTTCTGGTGATCCTGCATCTGGCCCACCCCCACCACCTGAGCCCCAAGAGCCTCCTCCTTACGATTGCGGCCCTACACACACCTGGTCAGGTACTACTTGTGTTCCAAAAGAGCCAGAAGACCCAACTGATCCAGAAGACCCAACTGATCCAACTGATCCAGAAGATCCAACCGATCCAACCGATCCAGAAGACCCAACTGATCCAGGCGATGGCGGCGATGGCGATGGCGATGGCGACGGTGGCGATGGCGACGGTGGCGATGGTGATGGTGATGGCGGCGATGGCGATGGCGGCGATGGTGACGGTGGAAATGGCACAGGCGAAGGTGAGGGCGAAGAGGAAGAGCCTCCTGTTTCTTCTGTTTCTGGTGAAGCCTGTAATGCCACCCTTAACTGCGAAGGTGATGCTATTCAATGCGCCATTCTCGCTCAGCAGAAGAAACAAACCTGCTTATATGATTGGGATACAAACAAAGCCCAGGTACTAGCAGAGTCCTTAAAGCCTGAATATCAGCTTTCTAGTTCCGAAGTTGACGTGGCAGGCCTTTTTACTAACGGCACATCCGCTGCACGTTGGTTGCCTTCTGGCTGTCCAGCTGATCGAAGTATTTATATAGAGACTGCTGGTCGTTCAATATCTTTTTCCTGGCAACCTATATGTAAAGCTGCTAACTGGCTCGGCCCTTTATCCGTTGCCCTTGCCTCACTTTTCTTCGCTTTATATGTTGGCCGCGCCTTCGGAGGTGATTAAATGCCCGCTATATTCTTGTTTCTGTCTTCAATAGTTGGCCCGCTTGCGTCGAAAGTTCTTACCGCCCTGGGCATTGGCGCTGTTTCCTATGTTGGAATTACAGTCCTTTTATCTAACGTAAAGTCTTATTTGATATCCCAAATCGGCGGATCACCTCCTGAAGTGCTTGCTATCCTTGGCATGCTTAAAGCTGATGTTTCAATAAACATTGTTCTTTCCGCTGTTACTGCTCGCGCCATTATTTCTGGTATGAATAAAAATACCGGCACCAAAACTGGTCTTGGTTCAATAAAAACTAAATAAGGGGAGGGGAGTCCTATGTTCACATTACGCACCGGTTCCCAGGGCGCGAGCAAAACGCTTAATACCATTAAGGAAGTTGATGCCAAGGCCGCGAAAGAAGGGCGCACGGTTTATTATCACAACATCA